TGCATATGCAGGCGGCGGCGGAGGCGGCGCTTATCAAAACCGTGCAGCCGGAAGTGGTGGAGGCGGTGGAGCAACTAATGGAACAAACATGGCTGGATCTACTTCGGCAGCAACTCCTAATACGGGATCAGGATCTGGGGGCACTGGTGCTGACGTGCCAAACGGTAACGTAGGAGCTGGAGCTTCAGGTATAGTAGTAATTAGAGTACCAGCTGCTAATGATCCAGGAAGTTTATCTATTGCTCCAGGAACAAATTCAATAAGCACTGATAGTCCAACAGGGGATAAAATCTGTACTTTTACAGTGGACGGAACTTTAAGTTTTTAACATGGCTCACTTTGCAGAATTAGATGAAAATAATGTGGTATTAAGAGTTACCTGTGTAGGTAATGATGAAGTTGCTTATAATGGTGATCCTGCAGGAGAAGCCTATTGTAAAAATTTATTAGGTGGAACATGGAAACAAACATCTTATAATACCGTAAGAGGTAAACATTACACTCAAACATTTCACGCTGACGGAACAAGTACCACTGAAGAATCAGCTGATCAATCTAAAGCTTTTAGAGGTAATTATGCCTGCCCTGGCATGATATATGATGCAGAGAAGGATGTGTTTATTTGTCCACAGCCTTTTCCTTCTTGGACTTTGAGTAGTACTGAATATAATTGGGAACCACCAGTAGCTTATCCATCTGTCGTAACAGATGCAGATGATAAATTAATATCTTTTCATTGGGTAGAAGACAGTCAACAATTTAAAGGTAATCCAATGGGTGATGATGGTAATCCGAACGAAAGCATAGTCTATACATGGAATCCAGGTACTTCATCTTGGAGCTAATTTAACTCTAGACTTTCTTAAAAAATTCTATATAAAGTAATAACGAAAGAATTCGTTATGGAATTAAGAAATAAATATTATTATTTTACATCAGCTTTATCAAAAAAATTTTGTAATCATGTCATAAATTTTGCTTTACAAAAAAAGCATCAAAAAGCTGTAGTGGGTAATAAAAAATTAGAAAATTATTCTAAAAAAGAATTAAAAGAAGTAAAGAAAAATACTCGTGATTCCAATGTAAATTGGCTTCAAGAACCTTGGATGTATAGAGAAATAAGACCTTATCTTTATGAAGCTAATAGATTGGCTAATTGGAATTTTGATTTTGACTGGATAGAATCCTTACAATTTACTAAATATGCTAAGAATCAATTTTATAACTGGCATACTGATGCTTTTGCTGATACCTATAAAAGTTCTTCACCTACTCATAATAATAAAATAAGAAAACTTTCTTTTACTTGTCAATTAAGTGATCCAAATGACTATAAGGGAGGTGAGTTAGAATTTGTAATACCCCAAACATTTAAACATGAATTAAAATTTAGTGCATATAGATTAAAAGAAATTATACCTCAAGGATCACTTGTAGTCTTTCCGTCTTTTCTATTGCATAGAGTTAAACCAGTAACGAAAGGAGTAAGATATTCATTAGTTTCATGGGCTCTTGGATTTCCTTTTAAATGAAAAAAGATTTTATATTATGTAAGGAAGTTATTAATAAGGAAATGGCTTTGTATTTATATGATTACTTATTGTTAAAGAGACAAGTCTTTCAAACTTTATTTAATAATAGGTTGATTTCATCTTTAAACGTTGATTGGGGAACATGGGGGGATTTACAGGTTTCTAATACCTATTGTACCTATGGGGATATTGCCTTGGATCTATTATTATCGAGGGTAAAGCCTTTAATGGAAAAAAAGACAGGTTTAAAATTAATTGAAACATATTCCTATGCAAGGGTATATAAAAAAGGAGATGTTTTAAAAAAGCATAAAGATAGAATTAGTTGTCAAATATCTGCTACTATGAATTTAGGCGGTGATCCGTGGCCCATATATTTAAATTTAAAAAATAAAAAAGCTAAAAAATTTATTTTAGATAAAGGAGATATGTTAATTTATAAAGGAGATAAATTATTTCATTGGAGAGATGAATTTCAAGGTGATTATTGTGGTCAAGTATTTTTACACTATAATAATATTAAAACAAGCAAAAACCAATTTGATGGCCGTGCTCATTTAGGACTTCCAGAAGACATAAAAAATGCTTAATAAAAAAAATTCAACGCCTTCTATTTATCCTTTATTTGCTAGTCCCATAATGACGATAGAGTTAAATATTGATGAAAAGAAAATTTTGAATTACATGAAAAAAATAAAATATAAGGCAACTAAATTTGCTGATGGCTGTCATCAATCTTTTTCTAATAAAATCTTAGAAGATAAGATTTTGGAAAAAGAAAAATTAATTTTAATGAATGCTGTACAGTATTATTTAAAAACTGTATTTCATTACAGTGGTAAATTTAAAATGGGTAATTCTTGGTTAACAAAAACCTTTCCAAAGTGTGAATCTCAAACTCATTGTCATAGAAATAATTGGATGAGTGCGTGTTATTACCCAGAAGAAAATAAGGGATTTAAAATTTCTTTCATGAGGGGAAGTACGGTTTCGTTCATTGATGTAGATTACGATGATTATGATAGTCTTTATTCCTGTGACAGTTTTAACCTGGTTCCTAAAAAAGGAAGTCTTGTAATTTTTCCTAGCTATGTGCTACATAGAATAAGTAAAAATTTATCTAATAAAAATAGATATTCCTTAGCTTTTAACATTAATCCGATAGGACATTTTAAAAAAGGATCAGACGGGGAGGTAATTTATGACTGAAAAAGAAAAATATGAAAAAGAAATAGCACAACTAAAAGAATCGTTGCAGATGGAGACGGCAGTTAAAAAATCAGAAGTACTTTTAAATGGAGAACTTAAACAATATAATTTAAAATTACAATTAGCTATTGAAACTCAAAGCAAGATCATTAGTGAATATGCTGATAAGATAGCGCAACTAAAGAGACACATAGAAAAACTTACTTCATAGGTTGTGAACACAGTTAAAAAAATAATTATTGTAGGAGGGGGAAGTGCGGGTTGGATGACGGCTGCTACTTTAATAAAAACTTTTCCTAATAAAAACATAACTGTAATTGAATCTCCCAACATTCCTACTGTGGGTGTAGGTGAAAGCACCATTCAGGGAATTAAGTTTTGGACTAAATACTTAGGTATAGAAGATAAACAGTTTTTAAGACATACCGATGGGATATATAAATTAAGCATACGGTTTACTGATTTTTATAAAAAAGGGGAATACTTTCATTATCCTTTTGGAGAACCTTTTACTAAAGACAATACTGCTGAGCTTAATGATTGGTGGTTTAAAAAATTTTTATACCCTAAAACACCCAAACATGATTATGCTAATTGTCATTTTCCACAGATGGCGTGCATTAATAATAATAAATTTTCTTATGATGCTTCTGATCACATTCCCTTTGATTTTGAAAGGAGCGTTGCGTATCACTTTGATGCAACTAAATTTGCCATATGGTTACGAGACACTTACTGTATACCTAAAGGAGTAAGACATATTAAAGAAGATGTTGTAACCATAGAACAAAATAAAGAGGGCATTGTTTCCTTGAATAAAAAACATAAAGGAGATCTATATGTAGACTGTACCGGTTTTAAGTCTTTACTGTTAGGTCAAACTTTAAAAGAGCCCTTTGATTCTTATGGTGAAAGATTACCTAATGATTCAGCATGGGCTACTAGAATTAAATACAAAGATAAAGAAAAACAATTAGTTCCTTATACTAATTGTACAGCCATAGAGAATGGTTGGGTATGGAACATTCCTTTATGGAGTAGAATAGGAACTGGTTATGTATACTCTTCTAAATACGTAGATGATGAGACAGCTTTAAAACAGTTTAAAAAGTTTTTAAAAACAGATGAATTAGATTTTAAAAACATAAAAATGAAGGTGGGTATCCATAAAAGACTATGGGTTAAAAATGTCTGTGCCATAGGTTTATCAGCAGGATTCATAGAACCTTTGGAAAGTAATGGATTATTTTCCGTCCATGAATTTTTAATGAAATTAGTAAGAACTTTAAACAGAGGAAAGATTTCTCAATGGGATAAGGATAACTTTACTTTTCAATG